TCTTCTTCTTCTATAAAAATCGAAGGAGATGGATAGTTTATATTAAACTGTATAAAGTCTAAATCATAGTAACTTTTATTTTTTTTATCTTTTACATATTTAGCAAAATATGTTAAAGGAATATAGTCTTCCCAATACCCATGAATATCTATGTCAAGTTGATAGTTATCAAAATATAAAGATGGAGAAAGTGTATAACTTGCTGTATGCGATTGCAAAGTATTTGCTGATGCTAGATAAGGAAGGCCTGCGTCAACAATAAGATCCCACTCTCCTGAGTTATTACCAAAATAATCTTCTGTTGAGTTGTACTCTACATCTGGAGTTTGTAAGTACTCAAAAAACACATTGTCATTTTCTAGAACAATTCCCTTTTCATTAAACATTTGCTCTATATCTTTATGATTTCTTGAAGTGCAAAATCCTGTTTTATATATGTTACCAGTAAATGTTTCTGCTAGGTTTGAGTTTCCTGCAATATACAAACTTAAAGAATTTGCATTTCCAAAAAATGAAGCAACGTTTCCGCCAAAATAACTAGAAACTTTTTCTATGTCTAATCCTACAGAAAAAACTTCTCCAACTTCTACAGGAGACAATGTTAAGAGAATGGTTTCTACTCCTCCGTATTGTAACTTGTATGTAACAGTTAATCCTTCAGAATATATTTCAAAATAATTAGATGATGTTTTTGATTCTAGTTTAAACAAAACTTGTTTGTCTGCCGAGTTAGATAAAAACTTAAAAGAACCATAAAAAGATCTTATTTTTTCTTTTAAGAAATTTAGGTCTTCAAAGTACATATACCCACTGTAGTTCAAAAAAGAAAAGAACTTTTCAGTTTCATTCTGTTGTTCTTTTAATGTCTCATACAAATCAAAAACTGAAAAAAGCGAAGGAGAATCTAAAATAATTTCTGGGAGAGTGTAGTCTGGAGTAGATAAACGATTATTTTGTGTATCAAGATTGTCTACTATTGCTTGTGACCAATTACCAAGTGTTGGGTAAGAATAATTGTTTGAATAGTCTGCAAATGGATAATCTACATAAACAGATGATCCGCTGTAAGACTGATTTATTCCTTCTGGAAACTCAACACCCTGTCCATACACAAATCTTTTTTTAGCAAGAACTGTTGGAACCTGGTATGTGTATATAGCAACACAGTCAAGTTCTATTGGAGATACGTCTTCATATGCATAAAACCCTATCCAGTCTTGATTTTTATAGTTTAAAATTCTTGAAGGAAAATCTAGTCTTGAACTTAAGTAAGTTAAAGATATTACTTCTTCTCCGTTTACAAGAAGAGAACCACTGTTTTCAGAAACTCTTATGTGAATTAGCATTGGCCTTGTCCATTCACCAACATAGTAAGATCCAAAACTGTTTCCAATTTTTAAAATTAAAAATGGACCTTCTACATACAGACCATCGTCAGACCCTATTGGACCAATAATTCTTTTTTTTGTTACAGAGTCTGAGTTAATTCTTATCCAGGCCTCTAAAGTATAATTGTTATACTGTCCATCTTCTCCCATAAAACCAAGTCCTGGAATAATTAAAGAAGGTTTTGGAGCACCCAGTGTGTCTTTATTTGGCAAAAGTTTTGTAAGATTGGAAGCACCATACACTAAAGGTATTCCTGTGTTTTTTGCCATAAGGCTGTTATTAGAAACAAGGTAATAACCTTTTTTATCTTCAAGACTGTATGCGCTTGCTTCTATTCCATACGATGGCTCTATTGCAATTTCAGAAGGTAGTAAAGACTGTTCTACTCCAAGAGATGATGAATTAAACTCTTCTGACCACTGTCCAACAGTTATTCCATTAGCCAAAAAAGTATAGTCATCGGAACTTAAAGCCCCGCCTACATAATTAATTTTTACAACAACCTGAAACTCTGTATTATCTTCTGGTATTTCAAAAGTCTCTGATATAAAAAACCACTTATTATATGAAAAGACTGGGTAGTTTTTTACTCTTTCAACTTTGTCTCCAGATGTTGTATCATTATATTGGTAACCTATTTCAAAACTATAAACATATGGGCTAAGAGAATTAAAGAATCCCCCAATTGAAAATGTAGAAAGATCTTTATTTAAAAGGCTAAAGTTAATGATATTGTCACTTATGCACACAACCTGACCAGATAAACCTGTTGGTATGTTTCCAGTTATTTTGGTTGTATTACTTTCTGGGAAAGGCTGATCAGTAACATCTGTAACAGTTATTGCTGTCGATCCAAGTGAGTTTCCTGCAATATCTTTCCAGCCAGAAATACTTCTTTGTTCTTCAGTTATTAAACTTATATAGTCTGCAGTATCGTCTAGTGCCCAAAGAGCAACTGGATGCTCAGCATAGATTTTTTCTGCATATAGGTTTGATGGATTAGACATTATAAGTCTATTTTACCACAGAAGGCTACTTGTTTATTTTTATTTCACAGTAGTCTGTTGTGCAGTACATCTCTCCTTGAGCCTCAAGATTTTCTGCTCCATCATAAATAGCAGCAAAATCAATGTGCTTTAACTTTCCAATATATGACTCATATTGCTCTTCAGTAATCTGAGTATATGGCTGTTGTGGATATGTGTGATTTCCCATTGGTAGGAATGAAACTGCCTTTAATTGTCCCTCGTACATATGTAATGCTGGAACAACATGCTTTGACTCCGTTTCCTTATCAAATGAGAGTGTTACAGAAACACCATTATCAGACCAATATTTCTGAGCAGTTGCAGCAAGTGCAATCTTTTCAAACAGGGTAACATCCTTTTCAGATCTTGGATGGCCTGACTTGATTGGGAAGTATACAACAGAGGTATTTGCTGATACTACGTCGTCTTCAATTGTGTACCCCGCTGCTTTGAACAAATGCATCATTGGATCTGTATTTCCAAATCGAACTGCACGAAGGAAGAAGTTTCCTCCAGGTCCCCAGTGAACTCCAGGAGTTGCACCAGAAAGAATTGAAACTGATCCTGACGGCTTAACTGTTGTTACACGAATTGATTCACGAACACATAGCCACTCTGAATATTGGTGGTCATAATGACGAATCTTGTTGTAGCCTTCGTCCATCCACTCACGAACAACTGGCAAGCCTTTCTGATCTGCAAATGATGCAATACCAGTAAGTGATGTACCAATACGACGGTTGCGTTGCATGATACCGTTTGTTTGTGGCCAGTGTGTTGGAACAAGTGTTACAGTCTTTCCATAAAGGTATGCAAACTTCAGGGTACGCAGGAAGTCCTCCTTAGATTCATGACGATTCAAGTGCACTTCTACAAGTGTACATAATTCGTATGATTCCAATGGCTGCTCCGCACATGGGTTGAATCCCATCACACGATAATCCTTACCGTCTGGCGCATCCTTTAGTCGTCCATAATTACGAGCAACATCAAGCCAGATAAAACCTGGTTCTCCGTTTTCTGTAATTAAATCTACATAGTCTTGGTACTTTGTTCCTACTTCTGCTGAAATAGAATTATTGGACATCCAAGCCCAACCTGGATTCTCTGGATCAAATGAGTTACGCTCTGGGAACATCTCTGAGTTCTTTAAGTTCATAAATGTTTCATCCCCTGCATTACCCAAAGCAAGTGTTGCTGAGCGTCTTACGTTCCCTGATACCACGCAGGTACCAATAAGGTTTACCAAGTCTACAATGGCACGAGAGTCTAGTGTTTCTCCGCCTCTAGAGCCGATTACACGGTCTATCTGGTCGTGCAACTTGATAAGAGGTGCAGGCCCTGATGCAACGCCTCCAAAGCCCTTAATAGGGGCTCCAAGAGGTCTGATCAAATCATAGTTAAACTTCTGGATACTCTGGTTTGCTCTCAAGTAAGAGTTGATAAGAAGGCGTACTGACTCTACCCATCCTTCACGAGTGTCTGGAATTTCGAACACCTGTTCTGGTTCTGTTGGGGTATAGATTGAGAAATTCTTATCCTGTCCCACTGTATCAAACCCTACACCAATACCAAGCATCAAGGCATCCATGACCCAAGCAAATAATGCTCCTGGATCATTCTTATCAAGATCCTTTGTTGAAACCATTGCACAGTTTTGTAGTGCTGCTGAGTTCTTCTTCTCCATAGTCATAGGAGTTCCAAATGCCCACATACCACGACCTGGTGGAGTCCACTTCAATTCAAACATTCTTTGGAATGCTTCTTGTGCAGACTTCTGAGCCTTATAGTCATTCCATGGCAAACGGTTTTCTTTAGCATGATTCTTTTGAACTGAATACATACCCTCGATTACACGACGACAAACCTCATGCCATCTTTCCTTAGTTCCATCTTCCTTCATGCGAGAATATGTACGAATAAAAGTAATCTCTCCAAGTGAATTTTCTGCTGCATCCTTAAACCCGAATGGGCTTTCTTGGCTCTTGTACTTTTCTACGAAGTCCTCTGGAAGTTTAAAACTAAAGAAATCTGACATAATATGTATCGTCCTTTCAAAAACGGATTAAGACCTAAGTATAGCAGAGTTTTCAAAAAAGCAAAACTCTCCCCTAAATAAGAGGTTGAGAGTTAAAAATTATTTACCACTAAGTATATGATTTATCTCTATATGGTTTATGTTAACATGTTTAGGTAGACTTGCTACCCATCTTATAGACTCAGCCATGTCCTCAGCAGTTATAGCAATGTCTCTTTTTTCTTCTTGTGTATCAATTGTTCCTGGACAAATCTCAGTAACTTTAATTCCATATTCTGGAAACTCTAGCCTCATTGTGTCAACAAGTGCCATCATTCCTCGTTTTGCGTTTGTGTAGTTTCCTCCTGATCTGTAAGGAAACTTTCCACCAAGAGAACTAATAAATATAATAGTGGCAGACTCTGATTTTTTCATACAAGGAACAAATAGTTGAGATAAATACATTGGACCAGAAACATTTATGTCGTATGCTCTTCTAAAGTTATCCATTGTTTCATTTATAATACTGGTTGGGCCAGAGCCTCCCCCTGCATTATTTACTAGTAGATCTAAAGTGATATCCTTATATTTTTCATAAAACTTTTTTATTTCAGAAGAATTAGTTATATCCATAGAATAAACTTCAACATTGTCAGAAACTAAATTAGAGACTTTAGATAAATCTCTTGAAACAGCAATTACTCTATATCCATTTTCAGATAAAAGTTTTACTGTTGAATAACCAACACCCTTGCTGGCTCCTGTTACTATTGCTGTTTTCAATATTAGTGAATCCAGTGTTGAGGAACCATTATCTTTTCACCACTTTTTACTAAGTGGGCTGTATGGTGATAAGGTGGTGATGGTGGAAATACAATAATGCTTCCTGCTTTTGGCTTTACAGCAAATGTATAGTTTTTATTTATTTTGGCAATCTCAAAATCTGGGTCTGCACCTTGTTCCTTTAGGACTCCTTCTGGAGAAGAAATTGTAAAAGATATTTCTCCACCCTCATAGTCATCATTTAAATACATAACAAATGAAACCTTAAGTCTTTCATCTCCTTCTTGCTGATCAAAGTGGGCACCCATAAATGTTCCTGCCTGATACTTCTTGATAGGATATTGAGGAAATAGTTTTGGTTCATCGGTAATACCCTGAGCCTTTGCGTAATCTCTTGCCACATCGTCAAATGCTTTTTGTAAAGTGTTATAAATATACTTATCTTTTTCATTTGCATCTGAAGTTAAGGCAATAGTCTTATCTGTTCCATAGACATAGTGCTGACCACTACATGCCATCCATTCACCCCATGCATCATTGTTGTCATTTTCAATTGCATCGACAAGTTTCTTAGGGTCTTCAATTACATTGGTGTAATAGTAAACCTTTTCCTCAAGTATTTCTCTGTCCATTTTGTATCTCCTTAGTATTTATTTTTTTCATAAAACCCTGTTACTTTCATAAATCCTACGGTAACATATCTTATGGGCCCTTCTCCTACAAACCTTACTCCATGCTCATATTCCTCGTTTCCTGGGAAAATAAGCAATGTTCCTGGTTTTGGCCTTAAGTCTGAATTTTCTTTATTCTTAAAGAACAAAGTTCCATCCTTGTAGTCATCATTAATGTATAGTATAGCAGCATATCTAATAGATGGATCTGTGTGTTGGTCTGTATGTGCCTTCAACTCAACCCCAGCCTGCATTCTTTGGAGTGTTCCAAATCCAGCAAGTTCTAAGGATGGATCTGCCAGTTCTAGTAGTTTGCCTAGTCTACCCTGAAGCGTTGTGCTTATTGCTTTAGTTGTAATATTTAGGTTCTTGTCTTCCCATCCCTGGGTAATTTCAAACTTTCCTTCGGCAACAAGGTTATCTACATCATCTCTTCCAAACTTTTCCATACAGAATCTAGCAAGATTCTTTGTATACTCTATCGACCAATCTTCGTTTGGAGTAGTCTCAATTATTTCTAATATAGTATTTAATTCTTCTGATTGTAAAAAATCTTTTACAAACAAAACCTGGTCGTGGAAAACCTCAGTATCGTAGCCAGCGTCATCAAACTCTTTTTTTAAAAATGCTTCCATTTACAAATCCTCAGCCTTATATTTATTTCCATCAGCATCTAATTTCCAGCCTTGCTTTAAGAGTTCTTGCCACTCTGCTCTTTCAATTTCTTGCTTGGCTCTGGTCTCTTTCATTTCTGCAGCCCATGCATCTCTTAATTCTTGAGGATAGGCATCCTCTTCACGATCATCCCAGAATGAACCAATAGTATATCTAACCCCACTGGTTATAAGAGTTACTTCGTGCATATTGTTAAATCCCCCGTCAAATGCAGCAAGCATTCCAACTTTAGGTTGAAGACTTATATCTTGATCTGGGAACTGTAACATACCGCCTTCAAAATCATCGTTCAGATATAAAAAGGCTGCATATCTACTTCTTGTAAAAGCACCAGAGTGACCATGCTCATCGGTGTTGTCAGAATGCTTTCTTGCATATGCTCCTGGCTCCCACTTTTGTGTGTGGTATCCAATTTGAGAAATTACCTTTGGGTCAAGGTCGTGAACACTTGCAACGGCATCAATAATGCCTTGTTTGATTTGTGAAAATATATCACTTGGCAGCCCTTCGTTTTCGACATGCTCATCATTGTCTTGTGGTAATACTGAAGAGTAAGACTCATAGAAAGATATAGGCATCCACGTAATCAATCCAAGTTCTGCATGCTTATCTAAAACCTTTACAAGTTTAGCAGCAGTTTCTGCATCAATAAAGTTTTCATAAACAACTATGTCTTTAGTTATTCTTTTTTTATTATCTAGGTTCATTTTATCCTTCTTTCTTTATCAGTATTATTTCTATTTGGATTTTCATTTCTAAACTGTTCCATAATTTGCTCTTGCATTTTCTGCCATTTTTCCTTACCAAATTTTTCTTCATTTTTAAACCACTCTGGATCTCCAGGAGAATACTTTGTCCAGTACATTCTTGAAAGATATTTTGAATTATTTATTGCAGGCATAACCCCATGAAGGTATATAGAATTTTCAGACATCAGGAGTTCTGGATGACCTGATGGAAAAACAAGAACATCTCCAGCCTCTGGTTTGTACATGTATGCTTCTCCATTTGCTATAAAATCAATTTCTCCACCTTCATAATCGTCATTAAAGTATGTCAAAGCAGTAATTGCAAACTTATGGCCTGGGGTTACTATTGGCTCTCTTATGTAGTCTGTATGGTATGTCATTGCTAGTGGATCCTCAAAGTCTGTTCTGTATCTTGCTATAGAGGGCCCAGTGTATTCCCACTCTTTGATTGGATTTCCATTTTGATCTTTGATGTCTGGAATAATTTTATTTTCATTAAACTCAACATTATTTTTTTCAATGTAGTCTTTTGTTGCTGTTAAAAAATTATTTAAAATTTCTAAAAGAATTTTTTTGTGCTCTTCTTGTTTTTCTGTTGAAGTTTTTACATTTTTTACATGTTCTATTTTTAGGTTATCGTTATATGTTCTAAATATTGGATTTATATATTCACCAAACCTAGACCATTGGGACCATGGGCTAAATAGTCCGTCTTCTTCACCTTCAGATTCTTTTAAAAGATTATATGTTTTATTAATATCTTTAAAAAGATTTTTATACACAAAAATCTTTGGATAAATTTCAATTACATCCAGAGATTCTGTCATGGCTTTCTGTCTCCTGTGTGCTCTGTAATTTCCCAGAAGAATGGGCAAGTATATCTAATCCCACTCTTAATCTCTGTTACTCCATGAACGTAATTCATATCCCCTGGAAAAAAATAAGCAGCACCTTTCTTTGGCTTAAACTGAACACCTTGCAATGGGAAGTATAACTCTCCACCTTCGTAGTCTTCATTTAAATAAAATAGGCTTGAAAGATCATAGTTTGGAAAGTCATTTGGAAGTCCAGCATCTGGTCCTTCATGTAGTTCTTTGTCTGCATGAGGCTTCTGAAACTGCCCTGGGAGCCATCTAACAATAGTTGTGCCAGTAGGGGTAACCTTTACCTTATAAAACTCTTCAACAATTGGCTTAAGTCTTTGAAACAATCCTGCAATTACTGGAGCAATTGTTGGATCATTTTTATCTAAAGTTGGGCTAGTGGCTACTCTGTCTTTCCAATATTCAGAGTCATACACTACAGTTCCATTTTCGTTGACATGGCTTTGTGTTACATCCCAAATGGTTAAAGACTTTGCAGCCTTTTCTAAAAACTCTATTTCTTGTTCAGTCATAAAATTTTCTAACTCAACAATCATATCTTTGCTGTTACCAAACCAGCCAGATGGAGTCATTGATGGTTTTCTAAATACAACATTATCTTCATTATTCATAATTAGATTATATCACTTTCTTTATTTTTAGTATTATCATCTACAGACAATCTTAAAACTTTAACCTCGTGAGAACCAAGAGACTGACCTTTTTCATTTACAGCATCTCTATACCAATCTGTCCACTGACCAGAAGAATTAACAACTTGTGCTGCTTCTCCATATGCAACATTAGCCAGCATTCTTTCTCTGTTTTCGTCTTTGTAGTTAATAATTTTTATAGATGTATTATTTAAATCAGAAAGAGATATAGGAATTATTGTTGCTATTGGCGTTCCAGATTTAATAATTATTTTTTTATTTGGATTTTTTGATTTTATTGCTAATGGCAGTGGGTTGTCATAAAACGAAGTACTGATTAAATTAGATATTGTCTCGAAATCATCATTAAAATAGTTTACTGGATTAATAGTAAAAAGACTAATATTTTCATCTGTTCTAAAAATTAGCCCAGTATTAAAACTAATTGAGGATTGACCTCTTCCTCCATAAGAGCCTGCTGGTGCAGAGATTATTTCAACATTGTCTGATGTCTGATCATTTATTCCATTCCATAAAAACTCTATATCTTGTTTGCAAAAAAGACTCCAGCCAATAACATTTGATTGTGTTACTGGAAAACATCTATAGGCATGACCTTCAGATGTACTGTCCATCCAGTCTCTTTTTATAGACATTGGAGCAATATCAAATGGGGCTTCTTGAGTTTTTTCAACCTGAATGTTAAAAATTTTTAATCACCCGCATACATTTCTGGAGTATGGTATTTTTTATTATAATCAAGCATTGTTACAATTGAATACTTTACACCATCTGTAACTGGCATAGCCTGATGTGCATACATAAAGTTTGAAGGAAATATAAAAAGATCTCCTGCTTCTGGTTTAATCTTTAAGTTTTGTAATCTAAAGTATAGTTCTCCGCCATCATAGTCATCGTTTGGATATGCAACTAAAGAAACTGTGCAATTATAAGAAAACCCATGGTCGTGATGCTCCATAAAATGCTGTCCTGGACCATACTTAATAAAGTTAAAGGCTTCCCAATACTGAAGATTGTTAATATTATACATTTTTGAATAATCTTGAACTGCTGGTAGTTTTGCATCATACAGATCTTGCCAGAGTTCTTGAAGATTTAGGCTTGTAGGACTTTTGTCATATTCAAGATCTGTCTTTTTAAACTTAAAGTCTACGCAATCTCTATAGTCTGGCATAAGTTCTTGATATCCAACATATGCTGGCATCCAGTGGTATCGTTTTCCTTCTGGAGATAGTTCTCCATATCCAGCAACTGATCCAAGATTTTCTTCAAGTTTTTTAATTACCTCAAACTCTTTTTTAATAACACCTTTGTAGCAAAAGATACCACTGCCAAGATCTTGTTTTTCTGTCCATGTTTGCATTTTTATCTCCTATTTATATTCTCTGCGGGACCAAACTTTTTTAATATACACTCCTCCATCAGGTTGCCGATAGAAATTTGCGTTATCTACCATTTTACCATATATATCAGACTGTCCTAAAATTTCTATCTCGTGTTCCCAATTTTCTCTTTTAAATGGAAGCACCTGCATATAGGGAGTTCCAGCAGGAAGGGTTCCTTCCCAACCCTCTATAATAAAAAATGGAAAACTTCCAAGAAGATGAACCTTATCAGAATCTACAACTCCAGTTGTATTTAGAAAAGGAAGGTCATACCGATTCATTGGTGTCATAAAGAGTGCACTGTATCCTTCTGGTAACTCTAAACCCCATGGAGAACTCCAAGCAAAGTGGTACTGATAGTATCCTTTAGGATGCTCAAACTGTGGCATAGGAGGTCTTTGAGTACAAAAGTCTTTATAGTTAGGGTCGTCAATTGTGACATTAATTATTCCTTGAGAATTTTTGGCAAATTTTAGATCACATGGGGTTTTAAAAACATAGCCAGTTGAAAAGGCATCCATAATAGCAGGACACGCTTTCCATGTAGGTATCTTTCCATAATCATCAGTTGTGCCTTCTTTAGGAAATGGGCAAACCTCTTTTGGTGCCTTATAGTACTCACCGTTTGGCATTTTTGCAAACCTGTCTGCGTCTTTATACCAATCTGGAATTTCTTTTTGGGTTGGAACTGGAACAGAAATGCTTTCTTTGTTTATCCAGGGCCTAAGTGATCTGAACTTAGCAACTAGAGACACTACTTGTGTCCTAGTTCATTAATGTCTGTCATTACGACAACACAATACTTTGTTCCCTCTTTCATAGGCAATGAAGCATGCTCATAGATATAGTTTGATGGGCAAAGAACGATGTCTCCTATTTTTGGACTATGTGTGTAGTTGTCCATTCTTGGAAACTTAATCTCTCCACCCTCGTAATCTTCGTTTATATAAATAACAGCAGATACTGTACAGTTGTACATTGGGCCATGATCAGCATGAATATTAAAGTGTGTTCCTTTTCCTTCATACTTTACAAAGTTAAAGGCCTCATAATATACAACGTTAATACCCCAGTAACGTGCATAATCGTCAACACAAAATTTTAATTTTTGATAGATCTCTTCGTGCAAATCTAAAAGTTCAGAATTATGCTCATCCCTTGGTCCTAAATTTTCTTGCTTAAATCTAAAATCTACAGCATCTCTAGCCTTTTTAATTGGAACATCAGAATTTGTTACCTTTGCTTCTGACCATTTATATTTTCCGTTACCTCCTAAATTTGACTCAAGGATTTTGATATATCTTTCAGAGTCTTCCTTTGAAAATACATTTCTATACAAGTTAATTCCTAATGCTGGATTTTCAACTAATATATTGTTGCCAATAGTTTTTGACGGATACCTATTTATTGTAGTCTCTGATCTATCTTTAGTAAACCATGGTGTTTCGTTTTCATCATAAACTGTCATCGTTGTACCTTTTCTATGTTTTTAGTCATTGTGAGGTGCCCACTTATTTATGGGACAACCTGCTCCTGCTAATTTAGTTTTAAATGTCATGACACATCCGCATTTCTTACATTGCTGAGTTAAAGGAATAAAAAAATCACAGGCCCTACAAATTTCCATTCTTTTGTTAATTATTTCTTGATCTTGTATAGTTTTTTCAGGATCTAATAAATGCCAAATCCTTGAATCGCCAAGGTTTTTTTTCCATTCTTCCCAGGCTGACATTCTAGAGACTCTCTAAGAATTCGCTACCGTTCCAAATATTACCAATTTTTGCTTCTTGTCCAGGAAGAATTGGAACGAGTGTTACTTCTGATGCAAATACTGCATCCATTTTTTCTTGAACTACGGTATTTACTATGCTAGAGAGTGTCATAAACACAAGGTTATCTGAAAGAAGAACATATGTTCTAAAAGGGTCCATATCTAAATCATCAGTCATCCATGCTGGTTTAACTCCACCAGAAAAAGATGATCCATTCCATGTGGCACCTGTGAATGCCTCATTAATATGTCCCTCTGTTGGCATTCCAACTATTGGGTTTGGACCTTGATATATTTCTATAAAGTTATCATACATTTCAGCAGGAAGGTTATATTTTTCAACAACCTCCCACTCATTGTTAGATTTTTTTACAAGTAGTGCAGCATTCATTTTATCTCCTTTTTATAACTTAATTGTATCATATAGATTATGCAATACTGTTTCATTAGCAGAAGCAGTTGTTACAACCTCCGAAGCAACCTCCACCACATGCTGGCTGGCCACATACTGCAGAGAAGTTAGGACCAAAAGATGGTGGGAAGAACGGTGGGAAGAACGGGAAGAACGGGAAGAACGGTGGGAAGAACGGGAAGAACGGGAAGAACGGGAAGAACGGTGGGAAGAACGGGAAGAACGGGAAGAACGGTGGGAAGAACGGGAAGAACGGGAAGAACGGGAAGAACGGTGGGAAGAACGGGAAGAACGGTGGGAAAAATGGTGGGAAGAATGGAAAGAATGGTGGGAAAAATGGCGGGAAGAATGGTGCAATAGTAGTAACAGTACCTGTTGTTGCTGAATCAGAAGTTCCTACAGCAGTGATAGCAACAATAGTGTAAGTCTGTGCTCCTGGAGAAGTTCCAGAAGGTGTGCTATCTGCTGCATCATAAGATGATGCTGATCCTGAAATACCAGTATAACTTGTTCCGTCAGAACCAGTAATTGTATAAGATGTAATCGCACTGCCTCCGCTGGCTCCAGGAGTCCAACTAATTCTGTTAACATTTGCAGAAACTGTAGATGCAGATACTGACTGAGGAGTTTGTGGTCTTGTTGTAATAGCAATTGCAGAAGAGGCAGATGATGCAGCAGAAGTTCCTGCAGCATTAGTTGCTGTTACTGTAAATGTTACAGAAGCATTAACAGGAATGCCAGTAACTGTGACTGGAGAGGATGCTCCAGTTCCAGTCTGACCTGTGCTTGCTGTTACTGTAAAAGAGGTAGCAGCAGGAGAAAGTTCTGGTAAAGAGAATGAAACAGTTGCTGCTCCATCGTTATAAGCCCTTCCTGTTCCAACGTTTGTTGCACTTACACCTGTTGGTGCTAAAGGCTCCAAAAAGTCATTTGACGCTTGGGACTTTCTACCTGTCTTCTTACCTGCTGCCATGTCTATCTCCTAATTTCTTATTGAATTTTTTATTACGCTGTCAAGTCGCCGTAGACAACCCATGTGTTTGCTGCTCTCTTCATAAGAGTTGCAGAAGACCATCTGGTTCTCAACTTTAGACCTGGTGTTGCATTTACTGTAACTGAACCAGAAACTGGTGCGATTGTAACCTGTCCTGTATTAGTCTGAAGAATATCAATAGTTGTTCCAATTGGATAGTCTACTGTTGAATCTAGTGGGATTGTCAAGGTTGTTGCTGATGTAGAATCAACCTCAATCATTGAGTCTCTATGTGTTAGTGTTGAAAGTGCATATGAGGCTGTCTTTTGAACGATAGGAGTTCTTGAAGGAACGCCTTCTTTTGTCTGTGTACCATCTGAGAAAACCACACCAGATGAAGGAGTTACTGTTGTTGCCTCAAATGCTGCAACCTTAAGATCATCAAGTGAGCCTTCTGTAAAGTCTACTGTTGTTGAAGGCTCTGTTGTTACTCCCTTAAACAACTTCCATTTAGCATCAGACACGTCTCTTACAAAACCTGCATGCTTTGCTGAACCATCATTGTATCCAACTACTATACCAAGATCAACTGTATTTGCTGCATTTTGGTGAGCAAGTTGCACAAGGTTGTCTTCGATTGTAATAGATGTTGATGATGCGTTAAATGTTGTACCATTTACAGTTAAGTTACCATCAACAACAAGATCGTTTGATGCTGTAACTGTTCCAGTAAATGTTGGTGTAGACTTTGGAGCCTTTAGGTCAAGTGCTGTTTGAGTAGCAGTTGAAACTGGTTTGTTAGCATCTGAAGTGTTATCAACATTTGCAAGGCCTACTGAAGACTTTGTAAGTGCTGCAACTGCTGCTGCAACCTTAGAGTCTGCTGCTGTGCCTGCTGCTGTAATTGCATCTGCTTCTGCTGTATCAGCATATGACTTTGTAGCAAGATCTGCTGTGTTATCAATACCATGAACATTTGTTGTATCAGAATTATGGGTTGTTACTGCGTTGTCGGCATAAGTCTTTGTTGCAATTGTTGAATCAATATCAAATCTTTCATCAACTGAGTTCCAGTCAATTCCTGTTCCTGCAAGGGATTGCTGATCTACAGTTGCTCCTGTAATTGCATCTGTAAGTTGTGTCTGAGTTATAAGTGCTGCTGTGTCTGCAATTCCATGAATTAATGTTGTGTCTGCAGCATGTGTTGACAGTGCTCCAGAAGCAGCCTGAATTGCTGCCTCTACATTTGCTGTTGTTGCAAGAAGGGCAGTGTCTGCAATTCCATGAATTAATGTTGTGTCTGCAGCATGTGTTGATAGTGCTGAAGCAGCAGACTGTGATGCTGCCTCTACGTTTGACAACAATGCCAAGGCTGCTGTATCTGCAATTCCATGTATCATGGTTGAATCATTTTGGTGTGAAGTCAAACCTTGTGCTACTGTGTTAATAAAGTCTGGATCGTCTCCAATTGCTGCTGCTAACTCATTAAGGGTGTTCAGTAGTCCTGGTGCGCCATCAACAATTGCTGCGAGTTCGGCTGCGTTAGCAAAATATGTTAATGCAGACCATGCTGAGGAGCCATTACCCATCTTAAACTTACTTGTGTCGGTTTCAAAACCGATTTCACCTGCTGCTAAAACAGGGTTTGCAGCCGTCCATTGTGCTGCAGTTCCTCTGCGCTGTTGCATTCTTGTTGCCATATTTTTATTTCTCCTTTATGGGGGCTGCCCATTAACTTATCTTATTATAACCCCTATTTAATTGAAGTTATCTGTTGCGCTACCGCCATCGAATACAACTGTCCAAACTGTTGTGTCTGGTCCACCTGCATCCAAACCTATACCCAATGGGCTGTTAAATGATCCACCTTCATAGAACTGAGATACAATGAAACCAGTTCCATCAATTGCGGTATCGTGAATGTGCTGTGGTAAGTTATTTGTATCATCAATAGTTGCTTGGGTATACCAAGAACCATCATAATAAAAATTAATTCTGTTTGTTGTTGTGTCTAACCACTGTTTTCCATTAGTTGGTGAAGAGGGAGCCGTTGATGATACTGACATACCTGTTAAGGAATCAACATACTCTTTGGTTGCTGCATGCCCTGCAAGAGTTGGTGCTCCTACTGTTACTGCATTTCCGAATGTACCGCCGTTAGTTACTACTAGTCCATTCTTGACCTTAAAGTCTTTATCGACTGTTGCCATTTACTACTCCCTCTTCCAACTATTTTTATTTTTATTACTTAAGCAATGTTCCGACAACAGTTACTACTGAAGTATTGTTGGCAGTTGTTACTAGAAGTTGTACGTTTGCTCCTGAGATTGATGCTGAAACTGATCCAAGAGATGACCCTGTTGAGACCATTCCGTATTCAGTGATTGCAATGTTATCTGAAGAATCAAGTGTTAAAAGTACCTTTGAAATATCTGTATGATTTCCATTGGCAACCTTTACAAGATATTCTGCTGAACGATAATCGGCCTTTGCGAAAGCGTGGGCTGTCTGAACTCCTGCTGTTGCTGCTTCAAGAGTTGCTGCAACCTGCTTAGCAACTGAGTCAATCTCAACTGCTGTAAACGAACGAGTTGTTCCATCTACCGCAGCACGTGCACGAGCATCTGTGAAGTAAAGATTTGTACCTTCTGCAAGGTTAGTTGTTGTAGAATCTGCTACACCGTTTTCTGCGGTAATAGTGAGTCCTGAACCTGAACCTGTAATTGTGATGTTTGTAAGCGTTGCACCAGTCAAAAGACTTGCTGCTGAAGACTTGGCACGAGCATCTGTGAAGTACTGTGCTGTTCCTTCTGCTACATCAGATGTTGTAAGTGCATCTGCGTGTGCAATTGCTGCTGCTTGTGCTGCATTTGCCTTTGAAGTAGCATCTGCTGATGCTGTAGCCTCTGCTGCTGATTGTGCTGCGTCAGCCTCTGCTTTAGCAAATGCTGTTGTAGCAATCTGAGTTGTGTCAGTATTTGCTGCAGCGGTTGGGGCTGTTGGGACACCAGTAAGTGCTGGTGATGCAAGTGGAGCCTTATCTGCAAGGTCTGTAGTTAAGTTTGCAATCTTAGACTGAGCAATTGCTGCTGTTGCAGAAATTTTTGCATCTGTTATTGTTAAGTCTGCAATCTTTGCATTTGTTACTGCAAGTCCACCAATTTCATTAGTTCCAACTGAGTCATCGCTCATCATTGTCTGAGTGATTGTATTTGCAGGAAGTGTTACTGTACCTGTAAATGTTGGAGAATCAATATTTGCTTTTAGTCCTACTGATGCAGCAAGATCTGTTGCATAGTTTGGGTTATCTCCAATTGCTGCTGCCAATTCGTTGAGTGTGTCAAGAAGTGCTGGTGCAGAATCTACAAGGTTTGCTACTGCTGTTCCTACGAACGCTGTTGTTGCTACCTGTGTTGTATTTGTTCCCGCAGTTGCTGTAGGAGCAGTTGGTGTACCAGTTAATGCAGGTGAAGCAAGTGGAGCCTTTAGGTCAAGCGCTGTTTGAGTAGCGGTTGAAACTGGCTTGTTAGCATCAGATGTATTGTCTACGTTTCCAAGATCAACCATTGCCTTTGTAATACCTGAAACTGTACCTGTAAATGTTGGTGAGGCTGTTGGTGCCTTAGTGTCAATCTGTGTTTGAATTGCAGATGTTACTCCGTCTACGTAGTTAAGTTCTGCCGTTGAAAGTGTTGCACCATCAAGAATGTTAAGTTCTGATGCTGTCGCTGTTACACCATCAAGAATATTCAATTCTGCTGTTGAAAGTGTTGCACCATCAAGAATGTTAAGTTCTCCTGCAGATGCAGTTACTCCATCAAGAATATTTAATTCTTCTGTAGTTGCTGTTACACCATCAAGAAGATTAATTTCTGCTGCTGTAGCAGTTACTCCTGTTAGGTCTGTTGGAGCAATGCTAATGTTAGCACTACCATCAAATGATTGACCAGCAATAGTTCTTGCTGTATCAAGTACTGTTGCTGTATCTGCATTACCAGTTAAATTACCAGTTACGTTACCTGTTAGGTTTGCTGTAATTGTTCCAGCAGCAAAGTTTCCTGAGCCATCACGCTTTACAACCTTATTTACTTCATTAGCAGATGTTGCTCCTCCTCCAGCAAGACTAACAATGTAGTCTGTATCTGTTTGCTTCTTTGTAAGAATGTCAAATCCGCCAACGGTTGCTGATGAACCTTCAACGATTAAACCACTCTTAATTTTAAAATCTTTATTTACTGTTGCCATTTTTATATCTCCTTAGTTATGCCTTAAGTCCAATTCGTGCGTAACGAACTGTGACTGGCTTGATCGCAGGATCTGGAGTGACTGTTAAGGCCACGGTATTTCCAGTGCGAGAGACATTAATGGTGCCAATATTCCCATTCGTGTCGATAGTGCCGTACTCGCTTACAGATACATTTGTACCTTCAGCAAGAATAGTTAATTCAGTTGCATAGAACTTGTTGTCCCCTGCAGAGGTCTTTGATATTGAAATAATATACTTGACCATGCGCCAAACTGTGGCATCAAAACTATCAATTACAGTTACGTTCTCAATGCCATCAATTGTGTTTTCATTGTTACCTGAAGAACCTAAGTCTGTTGCTTGGGCTGCTGCGGTATCAATTAGATCTACATAATTTTCTTGAGTAGGTCTGTCTCCTGTTTGAAACAGGGCCTTTACGTTTGAAATTGATATTTTAGCCATGTGGTAATTATATCACCCTTTTAATTATCTAGTTAAAGAATATAGTTGCTGTAGCCAATAACCTGTAGCGGAATTGGCGGGGTATTACCTAAACCAATAGCCACAATTTGAATGGCTGTAAACTTAACTCTAAATGGTAAAACCTCAGTTATAACAGTTGTTCTTGTAAAGTCTTCTACTTGAACTACTGCATAATCTATTGGAAAGATTCGCTCTGTCTTGTTCTTTAAGTCGTCAAGGATTACTGCTGTTGCCATTAATCTGTTACATCTTCAAGAATCTTCATGCTGCCCTGAGCAACTGTCCAAACTCTTGTTGGATCTGACACTTGAATATCAAAGATGTCTCCTGTTTGTAAGACATTAGATTCTTCTGCTGTAAGCCAAACTGTAAATTCTCCAACTAGGTCATCTTCATCTGCGACTGGATGCAATGCCATTACTGTTACAGCGTCATCTGTGATTATTCCAGGTGTTGAATTTGGTCTTTTAATTTTCATAGCAATGTCCCATTCAGATCCAGGGCCTTTTAAAATTAGCGGGACCTTTGCATCATCTGTTACATAAACCTTAAATCCAGAAGTATCTCCACGAACTACAGTCCAAATAACTGTAGGAGGTTTATTTCCTATGTCGTATGATGATTGAGATCCTCTTAAAGTTGCCATATTGTTATTATATCACGACAAACCGTCTCTGAGTGCTCCCCAGGTACCGTTTCCTTTTGCTTCTACTATAATAATTCCTTCTGCTGCTGCATATGCAACTATTCCAACTGCTGCTGATCCATTAGTAGGTCTAACATTTGTTAGTCCCCCAGATTCTCCAACATACAATGTTTGACCTGCCAAGAAACTTTGAGTATTCACGCCTTCCATAACTCCAGCAACAACTACAATGCCGTCAGATCCGTTTGCTGTGGTATTTTTTAATAAACCAAGTATTGGAGAGGATGTAGAAGGAAGTGCTTTTGCTATTGTTGTTTTTGTGCTATATCCAGTTGCATAAACTGGAACACCAGCAGAAATACTTGCACCACTATTATTTTTTACTTGAATCTGAAAATATGATACCCCGTATGCTGGAAGTATAGCGTCAAGTGATTCTGCTAACTTTTTTAAATCTCCATGCACATTTACAGGAGAAGTTTCAAGAGGATATTTTATTCCTGTGGCTGAAAAGTCATATGTGGTCATAATAAAATAATTATACACCCAGATTTGACCTTTTGCTCAAAATTATGTTATACTAGTAAGTAACACCTACCAGGGTGTTATTGTTTTCTAAGGAGGAAACTATGATTAAATTTATCGAAAGAAACAAAGAGATCATTAGCACACTCAGTATCGTAGCACTAGTAACGGTTATGTCTAACTCTGCTAATGCTATTTCAGATCTTGATACAAAGAACAATCTT